TTGTGACTTCGCAAGAGGAGTTCGTTGAAGTGCTCAAGGAAATTAAGTGCTCCGATGAGCCAGGCTTGTTCGTGCCTAGTGGATGGCCGGCGTGCACACACACGTTCGGCAACATAAACGGCAGCATTGCCTGTGTCGTGGCGCTTGATATGGAGCGCGCAGCCGCAGAAGACCCGATTGACGTTGCCGCTCTGCTGGTGCACGAAGCAGTCCATGTATGGCAGGAAAACGAAAAGGCTGCTGGAACTATGGGGTGCTTCGGGCATGAAGGCGAGGCGTACGCCATTCAGAACATCAGCACACGCCTCATGGCAGCTTACGTGAAGCGACTCAAATGACCAGCACCTACAAACCGACAGAGACCCAGCGCGACTACATGCTGGATGACAAGTACGTCCGCGTACTGGCAGGCCCGGTGGGCGGCGGTAAATCTGTGACCTGTGTGCATGAGCTCGTGCGGCTGGCGTGCGGACAGGCTCCAAACGCTGCTGGCAAGCGCAAAACCCGGGCGGTCATCGTCCGTAACACGGCCGACCAGCTGGCCCTCACGACCCGCAAGACCGTCTTCGACTGGCTGCCCCCGGGCCAGGCCGGTGTCTGGAAGGCCGTAGAGAAGACCTTCATCCTGATCGCCCGGCTGCCGGATGGCACCACGGTGGAGTCGGAGTGGCTGTTCATTGCGCTGGACACCCCTGACGACGTGCGAAAAGCACTGTCGCTGGAGACGACATTCCTGTGGGGCAACGAAAGCCGAGAGCTGCACCCGGACGTTGTCGACGGTCTGCTCGGTCGTCTGAACCGTTACCCGTCGATGAAGGATGGAGGCCCGACGCGAAGCTGCGCGCTGTTCGACACCAACATGCCCGATGAGGACACCTGGTGGCACGACAAGATGGAGAACCCACCGTCTAACTGGGCGGTGTACAAGCAGCCCGCGGCGATCATCAAGCCGGCGACGTACGCAGACAAGTTCGGCGAGGAGCCGGAAGAGGTCTTGCTGGACAAGGATGGCGGCGAGTGGGTCGTCAACCCAGAGTGCGACAACTACGACAACCTGCCCAAGAGCTACTACCCCAACTTGATCCCAGGCAAGACCGAGGACTGGCTGCGGGTTTACCTGCGCTCGGAGTACGGACGCAGCCTGTCGGGCACCCCGGTGTACGAGAAGACTTTCGTGCCGGAGTTTCACATCGCCAAGGACAAACTCAACCCCATCCGGGGCGACGCAAACCCAGTCATCATCGGGATCGACTTTGGACGCACACCAGCAGCCGTATTCAAGCAGAGGGACCCGAGAGGTCGCGTACTTACTCTCGGGGAAGTGTCGGCAGAGAACATGGGCATCGAGACCTTCGTCAACACCAAGCTCAACCCCTACATCGCAAACAACCTGTCGGGGTGCTCGTTTGTGTGCGCTCCTGACCCCGCCGGCTTCGCCAAACAGCAGCTCAACGAGCTGAGCCTGGTCGATGTGCTCAAGAAGGCAGGGTTCAAGTGCGTCAGGCCGCCAAGCAACGACCCGGAAAAGCGCATTCAGGCTGTGGAGCGACTGCTCAACCAGCAGCTAGAGGGTAAGGCGATGTACCTGGTTGACCCGCGTTGTGAGACTCTGATCAAGGGGTTCCGCTACGGGTACCGCTACAAGCTCAAAAAGAACGGCGAGATGGAGGACAAGCCCGACAAGAACTCGTTCTCCCACATCCACGACGCCAACCAGTACGCCGATTCGGTGCTGGACATGAACGTCAGGGGGACGGTCCACAGCTCGGGGCGCCGGGAAGTCAAGAAATCCGACTATACATACTAACACCTTGTCAAGTATGATATAGGGGACTTTGGTGTGAGGACTTACCCATGCAACAACTCGGTTTGAAGACCCCTGCGGTCACAAACATCGGCGGAATCCTGCCGGTGCAGTCTCTGTCGTCCATGCAGGCGGCTGAAGACGAGGCCGCTGCGGCTATCAGCCGGGCGCAAGAGGCGAACAACCAGCCGGTGATTTCATCTCTGGTGGCCCATATCAAAAATCACTGGGCACTGGCCAAGAAAGCCAAGCAGCAGCCCGAGCTGGATATGCTCAGTGCGGTTCGAAGCCGTCGCGGCGAGTATGACCCTGATGTTTTGGCGCGTATCAAAAAACAGGGCGGCTCTGAGATTTACATGATGCTGTTCGCTACCAAGGCCCGCCAGGCTAAAGCCCTGATGGTGGACGTCCTGGTAGGCGCAGGCACCGAGAAACCCTGGACCATCGCGCCCACACCGAAGCCAGACCTGCCGCCCACTGAAGTCAACCAGATCATGCAGGCCATCTACCAGCAGGTGGCCCAGGCCGAGATGATGGGCGTGCCCATGTCGGTTGCAGACATCCGCCAGCAGATGATCGACGCCAAAGAGCAGCTGGAGAACCAGATGTTCGAAACCGCTCGCATCTACGCCGAGCGCGCCGAAGTCAAGATTGAAGACATGATGGCCGAGGGCGGCTGGATGGAAGCGATTGACCAGTTCCTGGACGACCTGATGGTCTTCAAGACTGCGTTCCTTAAGGGCCCAGTCGTTCGCAACAAAAAGCAGCTCAAGTGGGAGCAGCAGGCTGACGGCACGTTCCAGCCGGTCACTGCCAGCGAGCGCAAGGTCGAGTGGGAGCGTACGGACCCATTCAACATCTATCCGGCCCCTTGGAGTCGCGGCGTCAACGACGGATACCTCATCGAGCGGCACAAGCTCTCGCGCCAGGACCTCAACGAGCTCATGGACGTGGACGGCTATAGCAACGACGCCATCAAGGCGGTCCTGGATGAGCACGGTCGCAACGGTCTGCACGAGTGGACCCAGGTGGACAACATGCGCGCCCAGGCTGAGGGGCGCGACACCCTGGCGGCCAACCAGAACTACTCTGACCTGATCGACGCCTTGCAGTACTGGGGCTCAGTCTCCGGCAAGCACCTGCTGGACTGGGGAATGAAGGCAGAAGAAGTGCCGGACCCATCCAAAGAGTACGAGGTTGAGGCCTGGCTGGTGGGCAACTGGGTCATCAAGGCCGTGATCAACCCCGATCCGCTGTGCCGCCGTCCGTACTACGCCGACGGCTACAGCCGCATTCCTGGCGCTTTCTGGCACAACAGCCTCTACGACTGCATCAAGGACTGCCAGGACATGTGCAACAGCTCCGCTCGCGCACTGGCCAATAACATGGGTATCGGCTCTGGGCCGCAGGTCACCGTCAACGTTGACCGCTTGCCGCCTGGCGAGGACATCACCGAGATGCACCCCTGGAAAATCTGGCAGACCACGTCTGATCCGATGGGCTCCAGCGCCAAGGCAGTGGACTTCTTCCAGCCTGGCAGCAACTCCAACGAGCTGATGGGTGTGTTCCAGAAGTTCTCTGAGCTGGCGGACGAGTACAGCGGCATCCCGCGCTACATGACCGGCCTGGCAGGTGGTGAGGGCGGAGCAGGGCGCACGGCGTCCGGTATGTCCATGATGATCGGCAACGCCTCCAAGCAGCTCAAGCAGTCCATCTCCAGCATCGACATTCACGTCATCCAGCCGTCCGTCGAGCGCGCCTACCAGTGGCTGCTGCAGTATGACCCGGACGCTGACCTCAAGGGCGACCTCAACATCGTTGCTCGTGGCGCCTTGTCGCTTGTGACCAAGGAAGCCGCACAGGTCCGCCGCAATGAGTTCCTGCAGTTCACGGGCAACCCGATCGACATGCAGATCATCGGGCTGGAAGGCCGCGCAGAGCTGCTGCGCGAAGCCACAAAGACGCTGAACATGAACCCGGACAAGGTTGTCCCGACCAACTCCGTCATCAAGCAGCGCGCCATGATGGCGCAGATGCAGCAGCTGCAGCAACAGCAGGCCCAGCAGCAAGGCAACGGGCAGCAGCTGATGGACGGCTCGCCGACAGCCGACCACTTTCAACCAACCGCTCAGTAAGGAAACACCATGGCTACCAAAGCATTTGCAGGCAAACAAACCGCAGCGGAAGAGCGCAAAGAAGCCAAAATGGTCCGCTCCGGCAAGGTAACCCCCGCCCAATACGCCGCCCGCGAGAAAGCCGAGGGCAAAGAAGATGCTGGCAAGCCCAAAGCGTCCTTGGTTTCCACCGGCAAGAAGCTGGCGTCCGGCAAAATGAGCCCCGCCCAGTACGCAAAAATGGGCCGCAAGTAATAAACCTATTGACACGCCCATAAACGTGTGTTGTAGAATCGCAACAAATGGATCGCAACGCTGAATTTGAACTGTTTACCCGACTGTGTCGGGAGCCGAAACTCAAAGAGTGGCTTCAGTCCAAAATGGAAGCAGAGATTGCGGTCCTGTTAGTAGCTGAGGACGTGCGAGCAGCTCAAGGCCGAGCCAAGCTGCTGCAACAGATGATTGATCTGTTAGACGCTGCCAAAGCGAAAGCATAAGAACTAGCCGGTGTTCACCCGGCACAACCTGAGAAACCCTAATGTGGGTACAGGAGAACTTTGATGGCACTGCCACGCGCAATTCAGGATCAACTAGATCAAGCTAACGCCCTTCTGGACGCGGCTAACAAACCCCCAGAAGCCCCCGCACCAGCGGAACCGGCGCAAGTAGCTGACCCAGCACCTGTTCCTGATCCAGCACCCGCAGCGCCTGAGCCGCAGGCAACTACAGAGCCGCAGGCCCAGCCGCAACCGCAGCCCGATCCTTGGGAGCAGCGATACAAGACCCTCCAGGGCTTGTTCAATCGTGAAGTCCCGACGCTACAACACAAGGTCAAAGACCTTGAGACGCAGCTTCAAGAAGCTGTCGAGCGTCTGAACAAGGCAGCGGAGGCACAAGCTAAGCCCGCAGAGCCGCAGAAACCTACGGCAGACCCCAGGGATGTTGAGAACTTCGGTTCCGACCTGGTTGAGATGGTTCAACGCGTAGCCCAGCAACTGCTTGGCAGCGCCGCGACAGAGCTCCAGACACGAGCAGCAAGCCTCGAGCAGCGTCTGGCGCAGTTGGAGCAGGCCCTCAAAGGCACGACTCAGACTGTTGCCGTCACCGCAGAGCAAGCGTTCTTTGATCGTCTGACGAAGCTGGTCCCCGAGTGGGAAGCGATTAACGCGAATCAAGCCTTCCTGGCCTGGCTCGCAGAAGTCGATCCGATTCTCGGTCAGCCCCGCCAGTCGGCATTGGATGCAGCTCAGCAAGCGCTGAACGCAGACCGTGCCGCCGCAGTGTTCCGAGCCTTCGCACCAGCCCAGCCTCCGGCGCCTAAGGCCAACCCCCTGGACAAACAAGTTAGCCCCAAAGGCACAGCTTCTGCCGCTCCAGCAGCACCTGCCCAGCCAGCCGTTTACACGCAGCAGCAGGTAGTGGACTTCTACAACGCCAAGCGTCGTGGTGAGTTCCGAGGCCGGGAGAAAGAAGCAGCGCAGATTGAGGCTGAGTTGAACCTTGCCATTTCTGAGGGCCGAGTTCGTTAAGACCTACCCGGGGAAATGGCACCACAAGTTTCTTTTTTCTTAGGAGTGCCAAATGGCTGCCATTTTCCCCGCGAACGCCCCGTTCAACACCACCCCGTCTTATAGCGGTACCTTCATCCCCGCAGTTTGGTCCGCCAAGCTGAACGAGAAGTTCTACGCTGCCTCCGTGTACGGCGACATCGCCAACACCAACTGGCAAGGCGAAGTCGCTTCGATGGGCGACAAGGTGTACATCAACACCGCACCTACCATCACCATCGCTGACTACGCCGCTGGTACCAACCTGTCCTACCAGGTCCCCACTCCTGACATGCAGGAACTGTTGATCGACAAGGGCAAGTACTTTGCCTTCCAGATCAACGACGTGCTGGAGTACCAGGCCAAGCCCAACCTGATGGACATGTTTGCCGCTGACGCCGCCGAGCAGATGCGCATCGCCATCGACAGCACCGTGCTGTACAACACCTTCACTCAAGGCGCCGCAGCCAACAAAGGCCTGACCGCTGGTGTGAAGTCTTCTGCCTACAACCTGGGCACCGACGCTGACCCCGTGGAACTGACCGGCGCTAACGTGCTGACCAAAATCCTCGAGATGGCTTCCGTGCTGGACGAGCAGAACGTGCCCGAGAGCGATCGCTACCTGGTGATCGACCCCGCCACCCGTACCCTGCTGATGCAATCCAACCTGGCTCAAGCTCAGTTCATGGGCGACGACACCAGCGTGGTTCGCAACGGCAAGATCGGCAAGATCGACCGCTTCACCGTGTACGTGAGCAACCAGCTGCCTAAGGGTGGCGTGGACGCCAAGTGGGTGAGCGGCAAGGGCGACGAGAACAGCGTTGGCTCCAACAGCGGCGTCCTGAAGCGTCGTGCCCTGATCGCCGGCCACAAGTCTGCCCTGACTTTCGCCAGCCAGATCACCAAGATGGAAACGGTCCGCAACCCCAACGACTTCGGCGACTTCATCCGTTCGCTGAACGTCTTCGGCTACAAGGTTGTGAAGCCTGAGTCTCTGGTTCTGGCTGTCGTGGCCTAAACGCAGAAAAGGGGGCTCCGGCCCCCTGATCTGTTAGCTACTAGCATATTGTGTGTTAGTAGGTTAGAATGGCCCGGCCCTGTGCCGGGTTTTCTTTAGGTGAAGCCGTGGTCAATCTGAGTCAATTTCTTCCTCGATTGCTCCCCAACGTTCTGGGGTGCCCAGAGCCGGTGGCTATCCAGGCTCTGCTTGACTCTGCCATCGACTTTTGCAATCGCTCGTCGGTGATTAGCGTAGAGCTGGACCCGATCACAGTCATCAAAGACCTCGATACCTACGAACTCGAGACCCCAGACAGCACGACTGTCTCGGTTATCCAGAAGGTTTGGTACGACGGCACATTGCTCTCCGCAGTCCCTTACGACGCCGCAACCGGCATGTACAGCGGGCACCATGGAGACCCCAGATACTATTTTGGCTCGTACGTCGAAGAGGCCTACAGCATGACGCTGATGCCAACTCCGACCACGACCCTGCGCAACGGTTTGCGTGTTCGAGTCGCGCTCACGCCCACCCGTTCCGCCACCAAAGTTCACTCGGTTCTGTTCGACCGTTACGTCGATGGAATTGTGGCCGGCGCTATCGCAATCATTGCGGCTATCCCGGACCAGCAGTACACCAACCCAGGTCAGGCTGTCGCCGCTGCCGGCAAGGCCAGAGCTGTTTCCGCTATCGCTCGTGGAGAGATCATGCACGGCAACGCGCAGAGCTCCTTGAGCGTAAAGATGAGGGCCTTCTAAATGAGCATCACCGCACAATCCATCATCCGCAGAGCGGTTGAAACCCTGCAGGACAACACGTCTGTTCGCTGGCCCGTCAACGAGCTGGTACGCTACATGAATGATGGCCAGCGCGAGGTGGTTATGTACCGCCCCGATGCTATGGTCACTAACACGTCTGTCGCTTTGAACGCAGGCACGAAGCAAGCGCTTCCTGCTAACGGCGCGAAGCTGATTGAGGTTGTGCGCAACACTGGCGGTCGCGCAGTTCGCATGGTCAACCGCGAGATTCTGGATGCGCAGTCCCCCAACTGGCACAGCATCACCGGCGTCACCGAAGTCCTGCATTTCATGTACGACCCACGCGACCCCAAGGTGTTTTACGTGTACCCGCCCGCAGCCGCTTCTGGCGCTTCTCTGGACATCGTGTACTCGGCGCTGCCGACTGACATCACTGAGCCAGCTGACGGCGCCACGTACTCCGCAGTGACCGGGAACATCAGCGTTCCTGACATCTACGCTAACGCTCTGCAGGACTACGTCCTGTACCGCGCGTAC